GTAATGAAAGAGATAGGACAAGTATAATGTCAGCAAAAGGTGAGAAGTACAAGTCAATGGCAGCCATGAAGATGCACGAAAAGGGCGAAGGCAAGAAGGAACGTATGATGGAATACGGACCAAAGAAGGCCGCTAAGAAGGTTGCTAAGAAGGCTGTCGCTAAGAAGATGGTCATGAAGAAGATGGGCAAAAAGAAGTAATGCCAAAAGTAGGAATGAAAGAATTTGCATACACAGCAAAGGGCATGGCAATGGCAAAGGCTGAGGCTAAGAAAACTGGCAAGCCAATGAAGAAAGCCATCAAGAAGAAGGCGAAGAAAAAGTAAATGCCAAAGATGACACCACAAGATGCAGCAATGCTAAAGATTTTTCAAAAAGAGTATGGCACAATGGTATATCCATCACCAGTTCGTGCATCAACTGCCGACAGCGCTCGTAGACAAAACGAAGCAAAATTGGCTAAGGCTAAGAAAGCCAAGAAGTAATGAAAAGCAAAGTTCAGAAAGTAATGGGCGAGTTTAAGCGGGGAACACTACACTCTGGTAAGGGTGGTAAGGTTGTTAGAAACCCTAAGCAGGCTATTGCAATTGCTATGTCTGAGGCAGGCAAGTCAAAACCAAAAAAGACTGTTAAGAAAGCGAAGAAAAAGTAATGGACCCAAGACTAAAGCGAGCAGGAGTATCAGGCTTTAACAAGCCTAAGCGTACACCAAGTCACCCTAAGAAGTCACACGTTGTTGTGGCTAAAGAAGGAGACAAGGTCAAGACTATTCGCTTTGGTCAGCAGGGCGTTACTGGCGATAGGCAACCAACTGCCCGCCAGAAGTCTTTCAAGGCACGTCATGCAAAGAACATTGCTAAAGGTAAGATGAGTGCTGCGTATTGGGCGGATAAAGTTAAATGGTAGCAAAGAAAAAGGCTAAGTCTAAAGTCAATGCTGCTGGTAATTATACTAAGCCTACTATGCGTGCTTCATTGTTTAAGAAGATTAAGGCTGGTTCTAAGGGTGGAGACCCTGGTGAATGGTCAGCACGCAAAGCCCAACTACTAGCAGTACAGTACAAAAAGGCAGGCGGAGGTTACAAGTAATGGCACTTGCAAAATCTCAACAGTCTCTTAAGAAGTGGACTGCACAGAAGTGGAAAACCTCAGATGGTAAGCCATCTAAAGGTAAAAAAAGATATTTACCAGAAGCAGCATGGGCTGCATTAAGCCCAGCAGAAAAGTCTGCCACCAATAAGGCTAAAGCCAAAGGCAACGCCAAGGGTAAACAGTTTGTGAAACAACCAAAGTCAATAGCAAAGAAGGCTGCGAGGTTTAGATAATGGCAACAGGAGAAGCAGGTAGCACATTTGCTGACGAGTTAAATCGTCTTGCAAATGGTGGAACATATCCAGCACCAACAGCATACAAGTCTGAGCAAGGCGCAGCCAATGCTTATGCATCGACTAGTGGTTTAGGAATTGTTGCTGCACTTAATATTAAAGCCAGCGCAAGCCGTCAGCCTAAAGATTACAAGATGGTAAATGCTGTCTGCAATGAATTAGCGGGAACTACTGGACTATCAGCCGTTGTTGCGTTAAGGAGCATAAACCTATGACAACATTAGCACAGATGATTGATGAAGTCCTTATTAACCTTTCAGGTTATACATATCAACAGGACCGCTCTACCTATCTCAGAAGCGCAGTCACAACATTAACTTCACCAAGCACAGCACCTACTATCCTATCTCTTGGAGATACAAGTAACGTAGGTAAGGGTATCCTTGAGGTTGACGAAGAACTAATGTGGGTCGATTCATTTGACCGCGTTAGCAATACAGCAACCGTCTCACCATATGGGCGTGGATACTTAGGCACAGTCGCGGCTACACATGCTGCTGACGCTAAGGTAACTATCTCACCTATCTTCCCACGCTATGTAATTAAGAAGGCTATCAACGATACTATTCGTGCAATGGGTGCAAGCCTGTTATCTATTAAACAAACTACTTTCACATTCAACGCTGCAGTTAATACATATGAGTTTGAGAATCTTGCAATTGAGAATATCCTCACTATGTCATGGCAGGATACAGGTCCTTCTAAGGAGTGGATTCGTATCAAGCGTTGGGACTTCGACCCACTAGCAGATGTTAGCACATGGGGTTCAAACTCGCAGACTGTAACTATTTATGACTGGATTACTCCAGGGCGTACAGTAAAAGTAATGTATGCTACACCTCCTACAGCAATGGAAAATGATACAGATGTCTTTACAACTACTACAGGATATCCTGAGTCAGCAAGAGACATTGTGATTCTAGGTACATCATATAGATTGTTGGCTTACCTTGACCCAGCACGTGCAGGTCAGATTAGCCCACAGGCGGACGAAACAGATGGCAAGCGCCCATACGGTGCGAGCGCATCAGCAACAAAGCAACTCTTTGCTCTTTACTCACAACGCTTGAACGAGGAAGTAGCAACTCTGCAAAACGCATATCCGCCACGAATTCATTATACTCGATAGGAATATAAATGACAACTAGAAATTACTCCTCTCGCTCTCAGCAGTCCACCCTAACAGGTGCGGTTACTTCTGGTGCTACCTCTATGGTTGTTGTATCAGGTTCTGCACTCCTTGGTGGCGTGACTATTCCTGCGGGTACAACCTTTACAATTGTTATCGACCCAGATACAGCAATTGAAGAAATTGTAGATGCCACGGCGGTATCAACAAATACCTTTACGATTACCCGAGCCATTGATGGCTCCTCAGCCCAGGCTCACTCTGCTGGTGCTGTTGTTCGCCACATGGCTATTGGTCGTGATTACCGTGAAGCCAATACCCACATCGAGGCTTCTACAGGGGTACACGGCATCTCAAACTCATCTTCTGTAGTCGGAACTATCGACACTCAAACCCTAACTAATAAAACTCTCACAAGCCCTACAATCACTAACCCTACTATCTCGGGTACAAATGTAGATGCAAGTATTGTCTTCGAAGGTGCTACACCCGATGCCTTTGAAACTACCTTAACAGTGGTTGACCCTACACAGGACAATACACTTACGTTACCTAATACAACAGGCACAGTAGTAGTTGCTACAGCAGTACAGACTCTTACAAACAAAACTTTAACTAGCCCGACTATCTCAGGCTCACCAGTCATCACTGGTCTATCCTCAGCAGGTATGTCAGCATCTTCTGCTACACCTAAAGACTATGTAGATAGTATTCTTGGCTCTGCCACAGCAGCAGCCACATCAGCAGCAAGTGCTGCTACCTCTGCTACATCGGCTGCTACAAGCGCTACAAGCGCAGCAGCCAGTGCAACTGCAGCGGCGGCATCTGCTACAGCCTCAGCAAGTTCAGCAACAGCAGCAGCGACTTCTGCGACATCTGCAGCAGCCTCTGCCACGGCAGCAGCAACTAGTGCAACTAGTTCAGCAGCGAGTGCAACAAATGCACAGGCTTGGGCAACTCAACTAGTAACACCCGTATCTGGCTCAGATTACTCTGCAAAGTATAATGCAAACCTTGCAGCGGCATCAGCAACAACTGCTGCTAACTCAGTAGCAACAATTGCAGGGTATGCAACTGCTTCTGCTAACTCAGCAACTGCTGCAGCAACCAGTGCTACAAGTGCTGCCACTTCTGCTTCATCTGCTGCTACATCAGCATCTTCTGCTGCTACTAGCGCATCTGATGCTGCTACAACTTATGATAACTTTGATGACCGATACCTTGGTAGCAAGGCATCTGCCCCAACAGTAGACAATGATGGCAATACACTTCTTGTAGGTGCTATCTACTGGAACTCAACACTTAATAATATGTATGTATGGTCAGGGTCTGCATGGGTGCAAATTGCTACAACTAGTGTTTACTCAGCACCTACTCTTGGTAGCACCGTTCTTACTTCTGGCACAACAATATCAAGTGTTAGTGCTTTAACATTAAATAACGGTACGCTTACTGGTACATTAACCGCAGCAGCATCATCTGGAACCAATGGTCAGTATCTGCAATCAACTGGTACTGGAACTCAATGGGCATCAGTTGCTGGTTATTCAGCACCAACATTAGGTTCAACCGTAATTAATTCTGGAGCAACAGTAGGAACAATTGCTGGTTTAACTTTAACAGCACCAACATTAACTGGAACAGTTACGGCATCAGGTGATATTAACTTATCTGCTGCAGGTGGACCAGGAAGTTTAATTGATGAACTAACACTCATACTTATGGGTGCTCTCTAAACGAAAGGGTAGTAACTAATGGCTACAACAACTAAAGCGCTGTTCCGAGGAGCAGCAACAACAACACTAACTACAACTTTGTATACAGTACCTTCTGCAACTACAGCAGTTGTTACTAACATTGTTATTGTTAATACAGCAGCAACAGCAGCAACTTTTGACTTAGCGCTTAATGGTACAAAACTTGCAGATACTGTAGCAATTGGTGCTGACTCTATTGTCACACTTGACATTAAACAGGTTATTAATGCTACTCAAACAATTCAAGGCGGAGCATCCGCTACTACTGTTAACTTTCACATCAGCGGAGTGGAGATTTCCTAATGGCTATTGATAGAATCCCTGGGGTTGGTCCTCAAAATACAGACATTGCTACAGCGGTAGCCGCTGCTGTACCTACTAACTCATCTATTGCAGCAGCAGTTCCTACTAACTCAAGTATTGCAACAGCAGTTGCTGCTGCCGTACCAACAAATGCTTCTATTGCAGCAGCAGTTGGTACATCATTTAATCCAACCAATATGTCAGCACAACAAACAATTACATCTTCATCTAATAACATTTCTACTGGTAGAAACTGGGTATATGCTTTAGTTATTGGCGGTGGAGGAGCAGGCGGGGCTGGCGTAGGTACCTTTAACGGTGGCGGTGGCGGAGGAGCAGGCGGTGCTGGTTTTGGTTTAGTTCCATCTAGTGCTGTTGCAGTAGTTGGCGCAGGGGGAAGTCAGTCAAATATAATTAACACAACTACTGGTACTCACAATGGAACCAGGGGCGGCGATTCAAGATATAGCGTAATACAAGCAAACGGTGGTGGCACACCTGGTTATGGTGTTACTTACAATATAACAAATGGTCTTACAACTATTAATACTGGAACAGTTTCATCACAAAATGGTGCTGGAAATGTTGGAATAGATTTTGCAAAGTCTGCAGGACCTACTGCTGCTTCTAAAGAAATTTACGAAAATATAAATACACACGGACACGCTATTTACAATTTAATTCAACCGTATGCTATTCCCAAAATGGGTGGAGAATTTCCTTATGGACCAGCATCAAACCCGACTAACTCTTATAGACCTTTGCGAGCAGCAATTGCTGGTGCGGGTGCTGCAGCAGTTGACTCTACTACTATAGGCGCTGCAGGAGCAAGCACACCAAATTATGCTGGTGGAGCAGGCGGCGCTGGAACTAACATTGGTCCAGGCGGCGGTGGTGGTGGTGCTGGTTGGCTTGGTGCAGGTGGTGCAGGAAGTTCAGCAAACACAGCAAATATTGCTCCTAATGGTGGCAATGGCGGTGCTGGAGGAGGCGGTGGCGGTGGCGGTGGATTTAACAACTCTAACACTTCTCTTGTTTCAGCAGGTGGCGCTGGTGGTAATGGCGCAATTATCCTATACTATTAAGATATGACATTACCAGACAATATACTTTATGCTGTATTAAATAATGACATTGTTATTGATTGTGGTTTTGGAGATACAAATAATGTTGTATCTCCATTATCACAACAAACTTATTTGAGTAATGACTATCAATTTGTTTTAATGACAATGGATAATAGTCCTGCTGAAATAGGTATGAAATATAAAAATAATAAATTCTATTTTGAAGGAGAAACAAATGCCTAAATATGGTGTAATTAATGGCACTACAATAACACAGGCAATCATTGCTGACTCACTAGAAGATGCAATTCAAGCAACTGAACAGCAATGCGTTGAACTTCCAGACCACGTTGGAATTTGGTGGCAGTACGAGAATGGTAATTTTACTTTTCCAGAACCAACTGAATAATGCCTGACATAATTTTTACCCCAACGGGTACAATGCCTGACCACGAAGTCCCTAAACCAGCCTCACAGTTTGTACCCGAATGGTATAAAAAATTAGAATCATATATATCTGGTGAAAAAAAACCAACTGGTCAAGGTAGTTCAAGCGCAACTATAAAACGTTGTATGCCAGTCTTTGATGCAATTGCTGCGGGATATATTATTACATTGCCAGCAGATGTATATGTATCACAAAAAGAAGATGAACAAGGTAATAAGTTTCCTTACTATGAATGGGCAAGTCACGGACTTGTTCAGTTTCATCCAGTAGAACAAGCACCCGAACATCCTAATCGCAATGGGCATATGGCTTATCCTAAATGGATTAACCCTTGGGCAATTAAAACTCCTAAAGGTTATTCAACTTTGTTTGTTCAACCTATGCATAGGGAATCACCATTTACAATTCTTCCAGGAATTGTAGATACAGACACTTACACAGCAAATGTTAATTTTCCATTTGTATTAAATGATGTAACATTTGAAGGTTTAATTCCTCAAGGAACGCCAATTGCTCAAGTTATTCCTATTAAGCGTGAGTCTTGGGAAATGAAAATTGGTGGGCAAACAGAAGCAATTGAAATAAATTCAATTGTTGCTAAATTAAATACAAAGTTTTTTGACCGATATAAAACAATGTTCCGAGTTAACAAAGAATACAGATAGGAGTAGGTATGCCTACATACAAATACAAATGCAACGGATGTGAAAAGGATTACCTTGAACATCGTCAAGTAACTGACCCACAATGGTATACAAATTGTGATGTTTGCAGTGCTGTTTATGTTGAAGTAACTGAATAAGAAATAAGTTATTACCCCTGAGCACGGGTCTAAACTGCTCTATTAAAAACTTGCGCTATAAAAATAGTATGGTACAATGTAGATAGGCTATCAATGCCTATAACTTAGGGGACACTATGAGTAAAGTAAATAAGGGAACGCTAGCCATAGGCTGGTGTGACAACGGTAACACCGATGGTAAGTTCACAGAAGGTGTTGTTAGCGTAGCACTACAGTGCTCCAACAACGGCATCGAACTGACCCACAGTATGCGAGTGCAAGGCAACCAGATTGGCAGACAACGCCAGGTTCTGTTTGACTATTGGGCTGATAGCATCAAGAGTGACTGGCTTCTATGGATTGACTCAGATATTGTAGTCAACATGGAAGTAGTTGCTAAACTTTGGGATGCTGCCGACAAGATTGGCAAGCCAGTCGTAAGCGGAACTTACTTCATCTCTAAGGAGCATGAGGGTACATTGGCTAAGCCATACCCTGCATTGTTCTTTGATGTAGATGAACAGACTATCCAACATGTACACCCACTACCACATAACGAAGTTATCAAGGTAGATAGTGCAGGTTTTGGATTCGTGCTGATGCACAAGTCAATCATTCCAAAGATGCGTGAGAAGTTTCCTGACCAATCAATGTTTGCAGAACTAGAACATGTTGGCGATAAGTATGTGGGTGAAGACATTGTCTTCTTCCGTAAGATGCAAGAGGCGGGTATCCCGCTGTATGCACACACTGGTGCATTAGTAAAGCATATCAAGCGATTCTCGCTAGATGTGGGTTACTATGATATGTACTGGACATTAGATATGATTAAACAAAAGGCGCAAGAAAAACAACAACAAGGCTAAGGAGTCTACGTGGCTGGTCGTGATATTACCGAAGGTCGTGCAACGCGGGCAATTGCCGTTGACGTTGGTGTAGTTTCTACTACATCTATCTGGCAGAATACTGATGTGGCGTATGATACAGCCATTGGAGGTATGCCGTTTATCTATGCAATTAGCGATGCGCGTCCATACATCCGACAGACTGCACCATTCCGTAAGGAACAGTTTGATAACCAGACTGAACCAGGTGAGCAATCACTAACTGGTTGGTGGATTCGTAGTCAGCAATCCTTTCATGGCGGGGACGGTATAACTTTTTACGACCCAGCCCAGACTAATCCTAACTCTCCTGGACATTTTCGCTATGCTGATAGCAAGGGCGTTAATGTCTGGGAGCAAGGTCAGGTAACTCTACTTAACAATGTAGATGCTGGGCATAACACTACTGGTCAAATCAAGAGCAATCTACGAGTAGACCAGCACATCCGTTCTATTAAATGGAACAACACATCTGGTGTACTATTGCAAGATGAGTATGATGTTGACAAGATTGCATCAGATGGAACAGTAACTCACTTTGTTGATTACAACTCAGGTGCTGATTCACCAGTCTATGCTATCTGTGATGATGGAACTTTTGCATATTGGATTACTAATACCGCTACTAAGAAGACTGTCTACAAGAAGCCTTTAACTGGTACTTCTGCATCTACTGCAGATGTTACCAAGATGTTTGATGAAGTTGGCGTTATTAGTAATGCAACTATGGAATACGTGAAAGAGCGTATTGTTCTGTGTGCTGATAACAAAGTGTATGAGTTTGCTCCAACAACAGCACTCATGCCAACACCAGTATACACACATCCTTCAACAACGCATATCTATACTAGCGTTGCAGCCTCAGGTCCTGCTATCTATGTTTCAGGATACAATGGTATCCAGTCTACAATCATTAAGTTCACACTATCAACTGCTGGCGTAATGCCAACACTCACATCTGCAATTACTGCAGCAGAGTTCCCAGTTGGTGAGATAGTACATAAGATTCACTATTATTTAGGTTACATGATAATTGGAACCAATAAGGGTATCCGTGTGGCTACAGTATCAGACCAAGATGGTTCGCTATCTTATGGTCCGCTTATCGTGGAAACAACTCAGCCTTGCTATGACTTTGCTAGCCGTGACCATTACGTATGGTGCGCTACTGGCGTTGCTGGAGAACCTGGGGTTATCCGCATTGACCTAAGTCTTGAGGTTGAACCTCTACGATTTGCCTATGCTAATGACTTATACTTTAGTGGTATAACTGGACATCAGACTACTGGGTGTGCATTTGCTGATGGAACAGACCAATTAATGTTCTGTACTACAGCCACAACTTCTGGAGTAGGTTATGTATACTACGAAAACGAAGCAGAACTAATGCCAAGTGGATACCTAACCACAGGTTACATCCGCTACAACACACTAGAGCCTAAGAACTTCAAGCGTCTTGTTGCACGTGGTGACTTCGACTATGGTTCAATGACATTGGAAACAGTTACAGCAGATGGAACAGAGTACGATGTAGTCGCATACGACGCGTCTGTACCACCAGTTGAAGTAACTACATCTAATCCACAGGAAGCACAGGAGTACTTGGCTTACAAGTTTATCCTATACCGTGATGGTACTACTGCTTCAAGAGGTCCTGTTATGAAGGGCTATCAGGCGAAAGCGACTATTGCTACTCCTCGCCAGCGAGTTATGAGATTCCCCGTCTATTGCTATGACGTGGAGACAGACCGATACAATGTACAGGTTGGCTATGAAGGCAGAGCCTTCGATAGAATTAACCAACTAGAATCCGTTGAAGAAAACGGTGACGTTGTAACATGGCAGGACTTAACCACAGGTGAGTCTCGTCAGGCTGTAATTGAACAAATCTCATTCACCCGCCTCACACCTCCAGACCGTGGATTCACTGGTTATGGTGGTGTCATTGATATCACGATTAGGACTGTGTAATGTCTGCTACCCAATGGCTAGGATTAGCCATCTCTGTCTGTACACTTGTTGGTGCTTTTGCTACGGCTGTTCGTTGGTTAGTTAAGCACTACCTCTACGAACTCAAGCCCAACTCTGGCTCAAGCCTCAAGGACTCGGTTATTAGACTTGAAGAAAAAGTAGAAATCCTTTATCAGATGATGATACAAAGAGGGAAGAATGAATGAAACCTGTTGTCAAGAAAGCCACACCTGCCGCTATTGCTGTCCTTCGCCAAGCCACCAAGATAGCACCATCGCGTTCGAAAGCATCCGATGGACTTCTGCCGTCGAAAGCACATCAGGCACAGAACCCCAACTCAGACCATAACTCAGGTCTTGCAGTAGACTTAACCCATGACCCTGCTCGCAACATTGATTGCCATGAAATCTATGAGCAACTCAAGAAAGACAAGCGAGTAAAGTATCTAATCTTCAAGGGTCAGATTTGGATTCCTGGTAGAGGCGATAAGCCATATACTGGTAGCAATCCACATAACAAGCATTTACATATATCAATCAAGGATAACTGTGGGAATGATGACTCTCCATGGTTCCCATGGCTAGACAAGCCTAAGTTCTCTACTGTTGACCAAGCCAGGTTAGCGGCATCCAGACTAAAGCCCCTACCAAAGAAGAAAGAGAAGAAATGAAACTAAGCAAGAAGCAGAAAGCAGTATTAAAGTCATACCTACGTGGTGTGCTTGTATCATTCCTGTCCTTCCTAGCAGCAAATGAACTAGGGCTAGACCCAGCGTTCTCTATTGCAATTGCCTCCATAGCAGGTCCTGCTGCCAAGGCACTAGATAAGACTGAAACTGAATACGGACTAGGCTCCGAAAAGTAGCCCAAATAAGCCTTAGAAGGCTGTTTTAAGACAAGAAAGCCCCTTACCTTAGTGATTATACTAGGGCGAGGGGCTCTTTTGTCGTTTCTAAAGGTTAACGCTCATACTCTTCTTCGAGTTCTTCAAGCCATAGCGTGTATTGCTTTCCTCGGATTCGTGCCTTGATGTCGTAGTATGCTGCCTCTAAGGCATAGAATACGGTGATACCAACAAGTGAACCTAGTGCTGCTTCTAGAAAATTGGACATAGTACTCCTTAGATATAATATATATTATATTATAAGGCCGAAGGCCTTTATATAATTACTTACATAACTAAGTATACACAGCCATAACCCAATCGTTGGATAGCATCGGTCTACCAATTGCTGTGTATAATTCTATATATGTCAATCGAACTAGAAGAATATACCTTACCAGAGCACATGTCGTACTCTGCATTTACAACCTACTTAACTTGTGGGTATCAGTACTATCTCGGCAGACTCCTCAACAAGGAGGAAGCCCCATCCGTCTGGTCTGTTGGCGGTTCAGCGTTCCACCTAGCGTGTGAAAACTACGACAAGGAGAACATGTGAGCACTCAGCAACTATGGGACCAAGCATGGCTTGAGTCCAAAGGTGACACCGACTTAACCAATGCACGTGTTGGTGGTCGCGCTACCAAGGCTAACCCCAACAAGGAAGATATTACATTCTGGCAAACTGCTGGACCTAAATGGGTAGAAGCCTACATCGCATGGCGCAAGGCTAATGCTAACTGGAAAATCTGGACAGCACCAGATGGCAATCCAGGAATCGAACTTGCGCTCACTCCTGTTGTGGCTGGTGTTCCAGTCAAGATGATTATTGACCGCGTATTTGAAGTCAATGGGGAGTTAGTAATTGTCGACTTAAAGACATCACAGAACACACCAACTAGCAGTCTACAACTTGGCTTTTACAAACTAGGTCTTGAACAGACCTTCGGTGTCAATGTCAAGTGGGGAACCTACTACATGTCGCGTGGCAGTAATGTCTCGGAGATGGTAGACCTGTCTGAGTACACGTACGACAAGATGGAATACCTAATCACGCAATTTGACAAAGCGCGTAAGAGCGCGATATTCTTACCCAACACAAACAGTTGCCAGTACATGTGTGGTCTCACCGAGTACTGTCAATTCTCTATCAAGAAGGATAAATAAATGGCCGAAGATTGGAAACTACAAGTCTCCTACAAGACACCTGCGGGTGACATGATTAACGTACGAGCACAGACAGCAGATGAATTGAGCGTCCTATTGGAATCAATGGGCGACTATTCAACTCAGATTGCTGCGGTGCAGCGTTTGGTAGTCGGTGCTTATGGGGTAGCCCCTTTAGCGACATCGCCTTCAACTCAAGGCACTCCGCCACCAGTCTCCTCCGCACCACCCCAGGCTCAGGCTCCGTCCGCTATGGGAGCACCAACCCCCGTACAGGGTGGACCGACGTGCCAACACGGACCTCGCAAGTACAAGTCGGGAATCTCCAGCAAGACGGGAAATCCTTACGCGATGTGGGTCTGTCCGATGCCTCAGGGCGCGGACCAGTGCAAGCCAGTCAATTAGTACCAGAGCAATTTCCATTTTAACTAACTAGAAAGGGAGTCCAATGAGAACTCTAGTACGTTCAGTCGGTAGAGCCTCCATTGGAGGGGAACCCCTTCCTAGTTCGTTTAAGGCGTTCGAACAGAACAAGATTATCATACGTCGTTCAGAAGTTTCTATGTTTGCGGGTGCTCCTGGGGCTGGTAAATCTACACTAGCCCTAGCACTTGCACTCAAGACTAATGTGCCAACATTGTATATCTCAGCAGATACCAATGCGCACACCATGGCTATGCGTTTGGCATCAATGATTTCGGGGAAGAGTCAGTCAGACGTAGAACAGAAACTTAATACTGATGTTGGTTGGACTAAAGCAGTCCTCCAAAGAGGAAATCATATAGTCTGGTCGTTTGAATCGTCACCTACATTAGAAGACATCGATGAGGAAGTCCAAGCATTTGAGGAACTATGGGGTTGCCCACCGTCTCTCATTGTCTTGGACAACCTCATGGATGTAGCCACAGATGGAGGCGAAGAGTTCGCATCTATGCGAGCGATTATGAAGGAGTTGAAGTTCCTTGCAAGAGACACTAATGCAGCGATTGTTGTACTACATCACACTTCGGAGGCAGTTCCAGGCAATCCTTGCCAGCCAAGAAGTGCAATTCAAGGAAAGGTCTCTCAACTCCCTGCGCTCATATGTACACTCGGGACTGTTGGCACATCAATGGGCGTTGCATCAGTCAAGAATCGCTACGGAAGAGCAGATGCCAACGGAACGCTCATGACTTGGCTAGCATTCAACCCAGAATATATGTACATCGATGATATACCAGAGAATGTGTGATATGGAAAAAACATTACAGATACATATTCAGGAATTGCGAGAGAAGATTGCTCAAGAGATTGAGAAGGCTTGCTACTTTATCCCAAATGAGAAGATGAGGGATACGGGTAGCGGTAAACCTAGCGCATACATAGAGGGAATTACTAACGGCAGAAACCAAGCGATTGAAATTATAAGGGGAAACAATGTTAATGGATGACACTTTAAGAGAATCAAAAGAACAAGCATACTTACGAGGATGGCAAGATGCAGCAGATGCAATTACATCTAACTTTGAGAATGCGCTTCGCACAGCAATCGATTCAGTAGCAGTACCTAACTTTGAGGATAACGATGACAACAAGGAAGAGTCACAAGGCTAGAGGTGCGACGTATGAAACCGACATCCGAGACTGGTTTAGAGCAAATGGATACGATAGTGAACGACTTGCTCGAACAGGTGCGAAAGATGAGGGTGACGTTGTTGTCCGCAAAGACTTCCTTGGAAGCATTGGTGTTATCGAATGTAAAGCGCCAGGTGCAGGCAACGCCATTGACCTTAGTGGTTGGACCAAAGAAGCCCAACTCGAGGCAGTTCACTACGCGGAAGCAAGAGGACTTGATAAAAGCCAAGTCTTACCCGCGGTACTAATCAAAGCAAGAGGCAAGTCAATAGCAGATTCATATCTAGTATTAAGGTTGGGCGATGTATTTGGTGGATGACTTACCAGACATAGTAGCGGTGTTGAAGCACTACGGTGCCAACATTACTCGAGCGTCTGGTCAAGTCAACATCAAGTGTCCGTTCCACAATGATAGTCATGCAAGTGCAAGTTTCAATACAAGACAGAATATATTTAATTGCTTCGCGTGTGGTATGCAAGGCAATAGCATTCAAATAATTGCTAAACAAGAAAGGTGCGATATACGTGAAGCAAAGTCAATCGCAGAAGGAATTACTGGGGAGAGCCACCAGCAAGTACGCGGAAAGCATCTCTCTGGCGGAAGATTACCTAGCAAGCAGGGGAATAACAAAGGAAGCAGCGCGTCTGGCGCGATTAGGCGTAGTAGAGGAGCCTGAACCTGGACATGAACAGTACACAGGAAGGCTCAGTATTCCGTACATTACGAAGACTGGCGTGGTTGATTTGCGTTTTCGCTCTCTTAATCCTGCCGTTGAACCGAAGTATATGGGTATGGTTGGTGCTGACACTCGCATGTACAACGTACTTGACATTGAGTATGCTGGCGATTGGATTGGAGTCTGTGAGGGCGAGTTGGACACGCTTACTATGTCTCGCTTGGTTGGAATTCCCTGCGTTGGCGTTCCTGGAGCGAACTCTTGGAAAAAACACTATACAAGACTCCTTGCGGATTTCGAACGTGTCTTTGTTTTCGCCGACGGTGATGCCCCAGGGCGTGAATTTGCAGCGTCCCTATCGCGTGAACTACCAGTCACCACCATTACCTTCGGAGACGGAGAGGATGTTAACTCAGCATATATTAAATATGGGGCGGGCTTCATTAAAGAAAAGATGGGACTAAACATTGATTGACATTCCACCATGTAAGATTTGCGGACAGCATTTCGATAACATCTTCGAAGCAACCGACCATCTTATAGAGGACAACGGCGAAGAAGAATTCAATCCAGAGATAATCTTACCTAATGGGTACAGACTATTAGTTGGTAGCCTACTACGTCAACTCTTTGACAAGGCAGATGACCCAGAGGAAGTACGTTCTATTGTACAACTAACATACGGAACGCTGTATGCAGCGGAGTCAGACATTGGTCTGATGAAGAAGTTAGTTGAGGATGCAATTATACATGAGCATATGACTGACATAGATGAAGAATTAATAGAACTACTAGACAAGGGAGACGACAATGGCAAATAATAAATTCGTCAATGACTTAGGCGATACAACCTCAGAGTTGTTCGACTTGCTTCTATCGAAGCATGCCGACTATGGTCCAAAGAACATTAGCGATAGTCCAGGTGGACCACTCAATGGTCTGCGTGTACGAATGCATGACAAGTTAGCACGAATCAATAACCTAGTTGATAGCGGTGCTAAACCAGAACATGAGTCCCTTGAGGACTCCTTCAAGGATATGGCAAACTATGCAATCATCGGATTGCTAGTACTGAGAGGACAATGGGATAGCGAATGAAGATATTCGGACCATACAAAGGTAGCAAGCAGAACGGTGGACGACCAATCTACGTGTTCAAGCGTAAGAAAAAGGACGGCACTACTGTCACTACCTCTAGCAATAAGGCTCGCATTGACTATGAAAAGGCTACAGGTAAGACATTACCTAAGGACTCAGAAGTAGACCACAAGAATAACAAGGGTCGTGCAGGCGACGACCGCATCTCTAACCTACGTGTACTTAAGAAGAAGGACAACGTTGCACTAGAAAATAAGCGACGTGCTAAGCCTACTACTAAGAAAACTACTAAGAAAGCGGTTAAAAAGAAGCCATGAAAACTATAGTCTGCGTCTCCGATTTGCAAATACCTTATCACGATAAGCGTGCCGTTGCTAACCTTGCTGCTTTCATTAAGGCATACAAGCCTACCGAAGTAGTATCCGTTGGTGATGAAATGGATATGCAGACTATTTCTAAATGGTCAAAGGGAACTCCACTAGAGTATGAACGCTCTATTGGTAGGGATAGGGACGAGACCACTCGGGTACTCGAGTCACTCAAGGTCAAGCATATCATTCGGTCAAACCACACGGACCGATTGTATAACACGGTTATGATGCGTGCTCCTGGGTTACTTGGGCTACCCGAGTTGGACTTACCACAGTTCTTACGCCTACCAGATATCGGTGCTACATACCATGAGAAGCCTTATGAGTTAGCACCTAACTGGTTGCTTATGCATGGCGATGAAGGCTCTATGAAGTCTATTGGCGGGCTTACAGCCCTTGGTTTAGCGATGCGTACGGGTAAATCCGTAGTGTGTGGACACACGCACCGCATGGGTTTATCACATCATACTCAATCGTATGGTAACTCTACACCTCAGACTGTATGGGGTATGGAAGTTGGAAACCTCATGAAGTACAAGGAAGCCAAATATATTAAGGGTGGACTGTTCACATGGCAACAGGGCTTCGGTATGTTGTATGTAGATGGCAAGACAGTAGTTCCAGTAACAATTCCAATCGCTAAAGATGGTTCATTCATTGTGGAAGGTAAGGTGTGGGGTCGATGAAACTTATATTAGACCCAGCATCTTCGATGCGTTCTTTCTATTTCGATAAGAAAGATGAGCGAGTTTTATTTGGTGACATACGCGAGGACGAGACTCACCTGCTTACTAACGGGCAGGTTATCCACATTAAGCCAGATGAGGTAATGGATTTTAGAAACATTCCTTATCCAGATGAGTCTTTTCAATGCGTAGTGTTCGACCCACCTCACATGTTGAAACTAACTGAAAAGTCTTGGATGAGAAAAAAGTATGGCGTTCTTGATGATGAGACATGGCAAGACGATATCAGACAAGGGTTTGCTGAATGCTTTAGAGTATTAAAGAATGAAGGTACTTTAATCTTCAAATGGAATGAGGTATCAATCCCATTGAGAAAGATTCTAGCCCTCACCGATTACAAAGCAGTGCTAGGTCATCCATCAGGCAAGAGAATGGGAACACATTGGGTTCTATTTATGAAGACAAAGGTGTCAGAATGATGCTACCTTGGGACCGCATTGAACCTTGGGACTTCGTAATCGCTCATGTCTCTGATGAATACCATAAGAAGTATGACATGGTTGAGCGAGAAGATATACAGCAATCACTATACGAATGGTTCCTCAAGCATCCTAATAAGTTAGATGAGTGGGAAGCAATCGGACATAAGGATGCTAAGAATCTAATCTATCGTTCGCTTCGCAATCAAGCATTAGATTATTGTCAGGCTTGGAAAGCCAAGTCAGTTGGCTATGAAACATCAGATTTATTCTACTACGAACCAGATATGGTTGAGGCACTACTGCCTGCAATCTTGCGTGATGACTTTACTGTAATGCCTGTACTTAACCTTGGTAAAACAGGGCGACCACCAGCACCATCAGAGGGCGGTAACATGATGGCGATGATGGTCGAAATTAAAGCAGCATACGTTAAGCTAAACGAAGACGATAAGACTGTCTTGTTCTACAAGTATGCTGAGTCCCTGGACTATGCTGCTATCGCCAAAGAGATGGAGATAGGTAGTGAAGATGCAGCGCGTATGCGCCACAATCGTGCTATCAAGAAGTTAATCAATCGTATCGGTGGTTACAAGCCATTCCTAGACAAGGATATCAGCAAGCCAGTAACTGAGATAGACGACGAACAACCAGAGCAAGTAAGCGAAGCCGACGATGAGTAGTGGTACAAGTACAGGCGAGATAACCTTAATAAATAGTCTCAGATATCTTGTCCTGTTCTGAGTTATAGTTCTCGTATGCTTCGTATGCAGCAATCTCTTTAGCGCGTGCAGTTCTCATGTGCTCTAAGATTACTGCTGGTTTTACCAAATATCCCCTTGAAGGATTAGGTTGGATGTCACAGGTGATTGGTCTACCGACCTCCCAGATAACTTCCTTGAGTCTAAATAGTGGAACTATAAGTACCGAATCTTCAAGCACGAATCCCCAATGCGTAGCCTGACTAACGCGAATCCCAGATGGTTTCCACGCCTGTTCGTTCTGATAGTAACACTCTGTCTCAATGTATAGATTGCCAGTCTTGACCCACTTCTTGTCGGTCTTGACTTCTACTGTGTCTAGGTGGAGCAAGTCTGCGACCTTGCTCTCACCCTCTAGTCCTGCCCTATAGTCTAAGTCCCAATTACTGTCTTTCATAGACCCTCCATGTATTTTCTGAATGCTTTGTCCCAGTCGTAATTTTCAAAGTACTCCGTGATACCTTCAACAATTTGGTCTTGTAATTTCTGCATCTCTTCATCGGTCATTTACCCTCCTGTAGAATAGAAGCCAGAGCCATTGAATTTTACTGGTGGAGCACTGTAAACTCTAGCCATTAAGTCATTACATACATCACAGTACGGGATGATTTCATCCTCCGTCATTCCGCGCTGAATAGTTTGTGTCGAGCCGTCGGCTTTACACGCATACTCGTATGATGCCATTAGTACCAGCCTTTCCGTTCATGAAATTTCCATGCCATGCATGGTGTGCCGTATCTGTGCATAATGTAGGCGAAGCCTCTATCAATCTGCAAAGGTGCAGGAATGGTAGGGTCTAAGCCTAGTATCTGCGGTATACCACCAGCATTCTTGCCCATTACTTTTACCTTGTTGTACGCCTCTGAACGCCAGTTGGATTCCTGTGTCCAGAGTTTATCTAAGCACTCGTACTGATTGTCTGCCCACGCTAACACTACATCTTTAGCGTAAGCCTTGCTATCTTCAACTACCCATGCTCGTTCGGTAATCTGTTTCTCTGTCGGGCTAGCCCGATGACCTATGGCGTAGACCACCAGACCTACAACTACAACTGCTAGTAGTATTTTCTTTTGCATCATGCCTCCAAGTAAGGTCTAATCCTTATCGCAAACATGGTCGCTGCTTCTTCTTCATCGGCAGTAACCTTACGACTTGGACCTACTTCGTCACTATACCTAGAGCGAACCTTTCGCCCTGTGTTATAGGGGTCGACTCGATAGTCAAGCCCTTGTTCCTTAGCCATCGCTATTCTTTGACCAGCAAGTGTACCACCCCAAATACCATACGCTAGATTCTCAGGCTTCATGCCTTCCTCTAGGCACTTCTCCTGAATGGGACATCTGCCACACATGTTCATAGCATACTTAATCTCTGGCACCATGCGTCGCAGTATCGTGTCAGGTCTTCCGCCATTGGGTACAGTAGGAAACCAAGCGTCTGGATTCTCATCATTGGTACACAGCCCTCGCAGTTGGCTAATCATCTCCCCACATCCTATCTGGTTCCCCGTCATAGTCTACTAGGTCGTCAAGTACATCTTCATCGAGTTCCTCGTAATCATCATCTAACTCGAATACATCATCATTCAATGGTGGTTCGTAACTCATTGTTCCCCCTCACATTCGTCACATTCTTTGCATAGCCCACAGTCTTCACATGTAAAGTTATACTGTTCACATATCTCACAGTATGGTACGGCATAAGGTCCACTCACGCTACCTCCCTTAATAGTAATCGTACTTGTGCTATCTTTTTATCCAGACGGATGTCTGTTTCTGATGTTAAGTATTGCAGGTAATCAATCAAGACTTCCCGCAATTGTTCTCGCTGTTCGGTGGTCATCATACTCCTATCCTGCGTTCCATGAGGGTACAAATACTCTGTACACCTCTACATTTACTAGTTCCTTGCCCCACTCTAGGGCAAGTTCTTTGGTGTCGAACGGACCATAATGTACGAGTCCGTCAACAGTTTGTGTCGAAGTTATCCAGCCAGCAACCCACATGCCTGCGAATGGGTCTGTCTGTCGGGCTAACCCGACGCTAGAATCCGAAGTAGTTGTCATAGCGCCACGCATTACCTTTCTTACTAGATTCGTATCGGTCGGACTCAGGTGTCCAGCATAGGCAAGTGTCTTGGTACATGCCGTCACAGTCATAGCATGTAAAGCACATCTCGCAATAGTACGGGTTGGCACCCTCACTAGAGAAGTTGATAGTCATACAATGGGCGCAGGTAATGTCCTCTCCGTCCTCCGTATAACCGCCGTCATTAAGCGCAAGCACAGAAGCTTTACTGGGCGTACCCAAGTAAGTACTCCATGTAGATTGCTTGTAGGTAGAGTTAGACCACCACATGCCCTCATTGTCCCAGAAACCAGAGGACTCATTGACAATGTAACAAGTCTCCTTAGCATTAGGGTCAAGGGTAAAGATAGCAATCTTGCTACCGATAGACCACTTGCTAACCATAGCCCATACATGGTCGTCGTCTAGCGCGGTGACACCACCCATAGCAGGCAAGGTATCCTCTGCAAAGATGCGCGTGTCACTTCTGCGGTCGCCTGCGCTAATGCTAATGTCAAGGATACCATTGTGTGCAAGGTATGTATCATGCTCACTAGGTACTCGGAATGGGTGACAGTTGTCCTCATTCTTGACACCATGCGTTGCATAGCGAGCATGGAACATAGCGTAACTATCTGGATACTGCTTGCGTACTTCTAGGAATTGCTTGATTACTTTCTTGCTAGACATACCACGACCAGTAACAATGCCATTGGGCGTGATTACCGCAAAGCCAAAGCCATGCGGGTTATTACATGATGCACATTCCAAGTCCTTCTTACGAGGCGTGGAATTAGGCGAGGCAACAACGAGTAGGCACACTAGATGCTCACATTCTGTCGGGCTAACCCGACGGGTAGGGTTGGTGTAATTAGTTTGTCGATACGAGCAACGAGTTCTGGGTACAGTAACTCATTCTCGAAGATGTACCACATGAAGTTATCAGATGTCAGCGCACCTTGCGTTACATCTTGAACAGTAAGATTACGGGTGTACTCAACGCTGGCATGCGCTAAGTCTAATTGGGATTTGATAGTGTCACTATTGACGGAACCTCGGAAGATACGCATCTCTAGTGTTGCATAGTTGTTGGTATTGACCGCAGAATAGCGGTCACTATTGCGGTTGGTATCTAACTTGTGCTTGAAGGTACGCTTGGTCTCAATCTCGTATCCTGTATCTTGGCTAAAGATGCGGTCGCCATTGGCATCACGCTTGTACTCACGCATGAAGATGTCGTCGAACTTAGCCCATTGTTCAGATGTACGCCCTGCAAGCGTAGAATAGAACTCAGGATTAGAATACACAAGGTTGAGGAAGCGGTGCATGTGTGCGCCACCACTAAACCCAGTACGCGAGATGTGGATGTGCAAACCACAGGTACGCGTATCCCATGACTTGACTCTGATACCTTGCTGTGAGCGCAGACCTTCCATTACGCGGAAGAAATCGCCAGCCTCATTCTTGAAGAAGTCGTGAGACATAGGATGTGTAACTATCTCGAACCCGTTGTTAAGCGAGCCGTCATGCTTGAGATAAGCTAAGTCCATAGACTCTAGTTGGTGTGCATACTCGGCAGACTCACGAAGGTCATCTCGCGCTTCTACCTCAATCTCGATACCAAAGAACAGGCGTTCATCATCATTGGTCGAGTGGAAGATAGCATCAGGGCGATAACTGTAATCATGAATAAGGCGTATGCCGTCATCACTTGTTGGTTCATCTGAGCATCTATCGCATCCGTCTGCATTGTACTCATCACAATCGTCACACCAGTAAGCAGCAGCATCAGCGCAACCTTCACACCAAGACTCTTGTCTATCTGAGATGTAGAACGAAGTGCCAGAGTCATACTCCTCACAACGCTCGCACCAATGCGCTCTGCGTTCGGTACATGACTCACACCAGATGTCGTTGCCATCTACTGTGTGAAAGCAATCATTGATTGAGCCAACGCTGTCACAACGCTCGCAAGTGGTAACGCAATCACCGCATACGAGGCTGTCGTATTCAGTTGTAATTAAGTCGTCCACACCATGCTCGGTGGTACATACCGAACAGATGTCACGCTCTGTATCTGTCATTGTCGTTCCAATCTGTCGGGCTGACCCGACAACCTAATCCGTTACGCTTTGCAACGAATACCCTAATCATACTAGACCGATAACTTTCTGTCAATCATGGCATCATTCATGCGAGAGCGTATCTCTTGCATCTCCAATACCAACGCCTTGAAGTCATTACGCTTGTGACCTTCTTCCTGCGTACGCAACGCACCCATGACGGCATGCCACTCACGCTCGGAAAACTCAATGGTAATCATTACCCCTCCTCTGGAAGTTGCTTAAGTACCCATTTAAGGGCATTGACATACCCAGAATGGTAGTACCCGTCTGAGTTCATAAAGTTAATGTCTTGCTCTTTGGCATCAATCTCTGCAAGGATTAAATCAATCATCTCTGGAAACTCATAACTGTCTCAAAGACTACATCATCAAGGGTCTCAATCATCTGCGCCCATTCACCTTCTGACAGGCTATGCCCGAGGATTTCTTGGACGAGTTGATAATCAATGCGCGACTCCCACGAATTTGTGTCGGAAATTGCGCTGGAAATTAGTTCATCTGCGCTTGGGTACATTTATTTAGCCTCTCTGATTTGGCGACGAAGTTTATTGATTTGCTTCTCTAATACATACACTCTGCGAAATGCAAGGACTAGCACAACATTTACTGCGAATAGCGCGAGTGTTAAAGCAAACACATCACTTGTTTGTAGGTACATCATTTACTCCTTCATACTGTCGGGCTAACCCGACATGATAACGATTTGTTATCACGCGCTCACCGCAGGACTCGCACCTGCGTTACTACCTATCGTGAGCCACCAGCCTAGCGCATGCCCAAATCATGACTAGGCTATCCGCTTAATACCTTAATTCTAGCATAGGGAAAACAATGGGTCAAACCTCACAATCATGTCCGTATGAGTATTCTTCACGCGTAAAAAGTTCTTTACACTCATAGCACTGGGTAAGTATTGTACTGTAATTGTATTCCAGCAATTCCCCTGAGTCAGTGCGTGCGTAATAAGTTTTTATGCTCATACTCTTGCAACACTATCTGCATCACGCATAGCTTTTACGCCACGCTCATACTTTTCTTGCTCTGCTCGCTTCTCGTTCAGGATGTTAGTCTGAACTTCAAGGTGAGCGATTAACTGCTCTACATTCATTTCATACTCACTCTCTGTCGGGCTAACCCGACACTTGGGTTTTAATTAGCAAGCGGTACTGCCTGCCAATAACTTAAGTATAGGGTACGGAAAACATCTGGTCAAGCACCCTAAAACCTTCGTGCCGTAATCATGCCCTGTCGGGCTAACCCGACAAAGCACCGCGAATAAATAGCCGTCCGACCGAAAATCAAACCGCGCCCGACCGCCAATAAAAGTTTGTGTTGGTTTGTGTCGGCCGAAAATCTCAGGATTTTCTCAGGAAACTCTCAGGTAATTTTGGGCAAAAAAAAGCCCGACCTCTTTCGAGGTCGAGCCTTCTTTCGGTCGGGTTACGCGGTGACCATTTTGCCTTCGAGGGTCGCGTGGATTTCCACGATTAGGGTCTCCTCTTTTGAGCCTTCTTCGATAGTCGAGAAATCAAGCGCGGTTATAAACGCGAGGATGTGCGCGAGCGTGTCCGCGTTGGTTGCCTTCTTTCCTTCCTTCACTTTTGGAGTCGTTGCCTTCTCATTTTTGATTTTGCGTGCGCTCGCGTTTGCCTTCTCGATTGCTTCGAGGTTTGGCATCTGCTCGGCAATTCCTGCTCCCTGCAATTTATAGGAAGCGACAGCGGTCGAGAGTTGCTTCGCCAGAGGTAGGGCAGAGAAGCCCGCGACCTTTTGGAGATTGAGCATGGTTGGGAGACCTTCGACATGGGAGACCTTCACGAAAGGTGACTCCAACCCTGTCTGCTTTATTGCCTTTTGGATGTCGCGGATTGAGAGTTGAGAAGCCTTCATTTCCTTAGCTAAAACGAGACAGGCGCGGATTGCTTCCTGCTCGCCCGTTGTTGAGATTACGACTAAATCGCTCCATGCCTTCTCGATTTTTGGAGCAGAGATTGTGACAGGTGAATTGTTAGTGCTAGACGCTGCTTTTTTTGCTGTTGTTGTTGCCATGATTTTTTTTCCTTTTTTTTTGGGATGTCCGTTGTTGGACATGGGTCAAGTGTAACATGGAAAAAGGATTTATGGGTCAAGGTGTCGGGCTAACCCGACAGGTCGAGCCTTATCGATTTATCGACAATTCCAATTCTCAGGAAACTCTCAGGTTCCACCCTGGGTCAGCCTCTCAGCCGACTCTCAGGAAACTCTCAGGTTTGTGTTGAAAGTTATCCACAGGTTTATCCACAGGTTGTGCATAACTATTGCGGGGTTATCCACAGGGCAGGGAGATAGTCTCATCCTCAGGAAATCCTCATTTAATTCTCAGGTAGTTCTCAGCAAAGCCTTCGAGCGTTGTTACTGGTGAGTAACATTACTCATGAGTAGATAATAGACTTATCTCCATGTCGATTTGTCGACAATTGTTTGAGGGTGGGTTGTTAAAAATCGTTGGACTGTACTCCTATAGTATCCCACAATAATTTTCTGTTATATTTGGGGGCTATTTACGCTCAAAACTACTACTGTGAAAAATATATTCCCGAACTTTGTTCGGATTTACCTGTTTGAACAG